AAGCTTGGGCAGAAGGTCTGGTCCCAGACCCTTTGCTGACGGTTTCGGAGTGGTCGGATCGGCACCGCGTGCTGTCCACCAAGGCCTCTGCTGAACCTGGACGCTGGCGCACCAGCCGCACGCCTTATCTGCGCGAGATCATGGATGCCTTGTCGCCCATGTCGCCGGTTGAGCGGGTCGTCTTCATGAAGGGCGCTCAACTGGGCGCAACCGAGATGGGCAATAACTGGATTGGCTATGTCATCCACCACGCACCGGGGCCGATGATGGCGGTATCGCCCACGGTAGAGATGGCCAAGCGTAATTCAAAACAACGCATTGACCCATTGATCGAAGAGTCAAGCGTGCTGGCCGAGTTGATCGCTCCCGCCCGCAGCCGGGATGCCGGTAACACCATCCTGGCCAAAGAGTTTCGCGGCGGCGTGCTGGTCATGACTGGAGCCAATAGTGCGGTCGGCTTGCGTTCAATGCCAGTGCGCTATCTGTTTCTTGACGAAGTGGATGGTTATCCACGCGATGTTGATGGTGAAGGCGATGCGATTGCATTGGCCGAAGCACGTACCCGAACCTTTTCCCGGCGCAAGATTTTTATCGTCTCGACGCCGACTATTTCCGGCGCGTCGAGTGTTGAGCGGGAATATGAGGCAAGTGATCAGCGTCGCTATTTTGTCCCGTGCCCGCACTGCGATCACCGCCAGTGGCTGCGCTTCGAGCAGTTGCGCTGGGAGAAGCACCAGCCGGAGACCGCTGTCTACGTCTGCGAATCCTGCGACCAGACTATCCCGGAGCACCATAAAACCTGGATGCTGGAGCAAGGGGAGTGGCGAAGCACCGCCATAGTCGGCGCTGGCAGGACGGCAGGTTTTCACCTGTCATCGCTCTACAGCCCTGTTGGCTGGCGCAGTTGGACAGATATTGCCACCGCCTGGGAGGCTGCCGTGAATCGGGACAGCGGTTCAGCAGCGGCGATCAAAGCCTTCAAGAATACGGAACTGGGCGAGACGTGGGTCGAGGAAGGCGAAGCCCCAGACTGGCAGCGCCTGATTGAACGACGCGAAGACTATCGAATCGGATTTATTCCCTCTGGCGGCCTGCTGTTGACCGGCGGTGCTGACGTGCAGAAGGATCGCATCGAAGCCTCGGTCTGGGCCTTCGGCCGTGGCAAGGAAGCCTGGCTCATCGAGCATCGGGTGCTGATGGGCGATACCGCACGCGCCGATGTTTGGCGCGACCTGGCAAACGTACTTCAGGAATCATGGACGCACGAATCGGGCTGTCTGATTCCGCTGGCGCGTTTTGCGCTGGACACCGGCTATGCGACGCAGGAAGCCTACGCCTTCGTGCGTTCTGTTCGCGACCCCCGACTAATGCCTGTCAAAGGTATCGCTCGGGGTGCTGCCCTGATCGGTACGCCCACTGCCGTAGATGCCACAGCCAATGGGAAGAAGCTGCGCCGTGGCATCAAGGTTTTCCCGGTGGCGGGAGGCATTGCCAAGCTGGAGTTTTATAACAACCTGCGCAAGAGCGCGGATGTAGGAGAGGACGGTATCACAGCGACCTATCCCGCAGGATACGTGCATCTACCCAGGGTCGATGGTGAATTCGTGCAGCAACTTTGCGCAGAACAGCTGGTGACCCGCCGCGACCGCAATGGCTTCGCTCATCGCGAGTGGCAAAAGCTGCGTGAGCGCAACGAAGCACTCGATTGCTATGTGTATGCCCGCGCTGCAGCGGCGGCGGCTGGGCTGGATCGTTTCGAGGAGCGACATTGGCGCGAGTTGGAAAAACAACTGGGCGGCACGCCTGCTTCAGCGCTATCGGATTCGACAACCCAAACCTTTGATGCCTCCCTACAAGCTGGCCCCGCCCGCTCTAAACCTCAAACTGCACGCAGAGTCGTGCGCAGCCGCTGGATGACTTGATGACCACCTACACCGAAGAACATGCCCAGGCCTTGCGTGAAGCACTGGCCAGTGGCGAGCACCGTGTCAGCTATGACGGCAAGAGCATCGAGTACCGCTCGGTGTCTGACCTCAAGGCCGCATTGACCGAAGTCGAATCGGCTCTGGCTCGGCAATGGGGCATTTCCAAGTCACGCCAGATTCGCGTGAATACGGCAAAGGGGCTGTAATGGGCTGGTTAAAAACAATTCAGCGCCGACTTTTGGGCAATTTGGCTGGCAGCACTCCTACCTATGACGGTATCGGCGCAGGGCGCCGCGCCATTGCGTGGTCGGTCGGCAATCCTGGTGCTATCGCTGCACTACTTACTACCCAGAATGAGTTGCGCGCCAAAAGCCGTGATCTGGTGCGACGCAATGCCTGGGCCAATGCCGCGCTGGAATCCTATGCTGCCAATGCCATCGGCACCGGAATCAAACCGCAATCCATGATCATCGATCCTGCGCTGCGCGAGGGTATTCAGTCCCTATGGCGTGATTGGACAGAAACGGCGGATGCGGCTGGCCTGACCGACTTCTATGGGCTCCAGGCAATGGCCTGCCGCGCCATGCTCGAAGGGGGTGAAGCTTTGGTGCGCATTCGCTACCGTCGCCCCGAAGATGGTTTGCCTGTGGCGATGCAACTACAGGTGCTTGAACCCGAGCATTTGCCCGTAACGATGAACACAACCGCCGACAACGGCAATCTGATCCGCGCCGGCATCGAGTTTGACCGGCTGGGCAGGCGGGTTGCCTACCACTTGTATCGCAGCCACCCAGAGGACGGCGCGTTTAGCGTCATGTCGTCCGGCAGCAGCTTGGAAATTGTCCGTGTTGACGCCGCCGAGATCATCCATTTATTCCGTCCACTGCGCCCCGGACAGATTCGTGGAGAGCCTTGGCTGGCACGCGCATTGGTGAAATTGAATGAGCTTGACCAGTACGACGATGCCGAGCTGGTGCGCAAAAAAACAGCTGCCATGTTTGCCGGTTTCATCACTCGCATGGCTCCCGAAGACAATTTAATGGGCGAAGGCCCATCGGATCCTAACGGTATCGCGATGGCCGGCCTTGAGCCCGGCACGATGCAAATTCTGGAGCCCGGCGAGGATGTGAAATTCTCGCAACCTGCCGACGTGGGCGGCTCCTATTCGGAGTTTCTGCGCATGCAGTTTCGCGCCGTGGCGGCAGCCATGGGCGTCACCTATGAACAACTGACCGGTGACCTGACGCAGGTCAACTACTCCTCGATCCGGGCTGGCCTGCTGGAATTCCGTCGCCGGGTGGAGTCTTTGCAACATGGCGTCATCGTCCATCAACTTTGCCGACCGATCTGGCGCGCCTGGATGGAACAGGCTGTCCTCGAAGGTGCATTGGTGTTGCCGGGGTTTATCCGTGGCGGCCCTGTAAAGCGACGCCAGTATCTGGCTTGCAAGTGGATTCCACAGGGCTGGCAATGGGTGGACCCAAAGAAAGAGTTCGACGCCATGCTTACCGCCATTCGGGCCGGGCTGCTGTCCCGCTCGGAAGCGATTTCGGCCAACGGCTATGACGCCGAGGATGTGGATAGAGAGATTGCGGCCGATAACGCCCGTGCCGATGCGCTGGGCCTTGTGCTCGAGAGCGACCCGCGTCACGACAAGGTGCCGGCCCCTACAGCATCCGTCACGTCCAGTGCGGCATCACAAGCTTCGCAACAAGACTTCGAGAGTCCCTGATATGTTATTGCCTCATCTCGCGTCCCGTCTGTACGGGACGCCGCTTCTGGTCGCCCGCTCCAAGCTGGACATCATTTTGGCTGTGCTGGGAGACCGTATTGGCTGGCCCGCGACACAAGCGGAATTTCCCTCGCTGCCACTACCACCGCGCCAGTCTGTTCCTGCATCTTCATCGATAGCCATCATTCCGGTTCATGGCACGCTGGTTCGTCGCTCGCTTGGGCTGGAGGCCGCTTCAGGTCTCATGTCTTACGGCGATATTGCCGCAATGCTTGATAACGCGCTGGCTGATCCGAGCATCACCGGCATCCTGCTTGATGTGGATTCGCCAGGAGGCGAGGCCGGTGGCGTTTTTGAACTTGGTGAACGCATTCGTGCCGCCGATGCGATCAAACCGGTCTGGGCGGTTGCGTCGGACTCCGCTTTTTCTGCTGCTTATGCCATCGCCTGTGCCGCCTCAAGGATCACGGTTACGCGCACCGGTGGCGTGGGGTCGATTGGCGTTATTGCCATGCACGTCGATCAGACGGTCCGTGATGCGCAGGAAGGCTACCGCTACACCGCCATCACTGCCGGGTTGCAAAAGAATGATTTCTCACCGCATGAGATGCTCACCGGCGAAGCCCATGCGCGGCTCCAAGCTGAGGTGGGTCGGCTCTACGACCTCTTTGTTAATCACGTGGCCCAGATGCGTGGCCTCGACCCCAATGCCGTTCGGGCCACCGAAGCCGGGCTGTATTTCGGTCCAGATTCCATTGCTGCTGGTCTGGCCGACGCCGAGGGTAGCTTCGACGGCGTACTCGACGAGTTCACATCCTTCCTCGCCGCTCGCAATGATCTCAGTGTGCGGCGGCGGGTTTCAGAAGCCATCACGCCGAAGACGAAAAACCTGCCTGCGCAGATTCATATGCAACGCCATTCTCAACACCGCAATCCACTTTTAAAGGAGCTCACCGCAATGCAACAACCCACTGAACACACCGCGCTCACTGACGAACTCTTGCCAGATAGAGAGCAACAAGACACCGCGACCCAGGACGAGACTGTGCAATCGGCAATCCTTGCCGCCAAGGCCGCCAGCCACGCCGATGCACTGGCCATCGCCGAGTTGTGCCAGCTCTCCGGCCATCCCGAGCGCACAGCATCCTTTCTTGCCGAAGGTGCCAGCGAATCCCAAGTGCGCCGAGCACTGCTTGCTGCTCGCGCGACCAGCACTGAAATTTCATCGACCATCGCCCCCGATGCCGCAGCCCACAGGCAAAACAGCAGCGCAGCCAATCCCTTGATGGCAGCGGTCAAAAAAATCACCGGAAAGGAATAAGTCATGACATCAATCACCGAATCTCAAAATCTGGGCGACCTCCTCAAGTACGAAGCCCCTAATCTTTACTCCCGCGACAGGGTCACTGTTGCTGCCGGTCAGACGCTGGTGCTGGGCGCCGTTGTCGGCATTGAAGCTGCGACGAACAAGGTCGTACACCTTGATCCTGCAGCTACTGATGGCTCCGAAATCGCTGCGGGCGTAATGGCCGCAGACGTGGATGCAGCAGTTGCCGACCGCACGGACGGCATCGTCATTTCCCGCCACGCCATCGTCGCCGACCATGCGCTGATCTGGCCAGTTGGCATCACGCCCGTGCAAAAAGCCGCCGCGAAGCTGCAGCTTAAGGCGCTGGGCATTCTCGTTCGAGTTGCCGTTTAACCCAGGAGTCTGATCATGCAAAACCCTTTTCAATCACCCGCTTTTACGATGGCCAATCTCACAGCGGCTATCAATTTGTTGCCCAACCGGTATGGTCGTCTGGAGTCGCTCAATCTGTTCCCCGCGAAACCGGTACGTTTCCGCCAGATCCTTGTTGAGGAACGCAACGGTGTGCTCAATCTGTTGCCGACCCTGCCACCCGGCACGCCAGGCACGGTGGGATTGCGTGGAAAACGCAAGATGCGTTCTTTCATCGTGCCCCACATCCCACACGACGACGTGGTGCTTCCGGAGGAAGTCCAAGGAATCCGCGCCTTCGGATCGGAGTCCGAAATCGAAACCATCGCAGGGGTGTTGGCCAGCCATCTGGAGACTATGCGCAACAAGCATGGCATCACGCTCGAACATCTGCGGATCGGCGCATTGAAGGGTGTGATTCTCGATGCCGACGGCAGTGTGCTGTACGACCTTTTCGATGAATTCGACATTACACCGAAATCGACCAACTTCGCGCTGGCGACCGACGGCACCAATGTGCGCCAGAAATGTGTCGAGGTGCTCGCTCACATCGAAGAAAACCTGCGCGGAGAATTCATGACCAGCGTGCGCTGCCTGTGCTCGCCGGAGTTCTTCGAAAAGCTCACCGGCCACCCCAAGGTCGAGAAGGCCTACGAGAATTTTCAACAAGGGGCGATGTTGCGTGACGACGTGCGTGCCGGCTTTACCTTTGGCGGTATTACCTTTGAGGAATATCGGGGCCAAGCCACCGATGGCAGCGGAGCCAGCCGTCGCTTTATTGCTGCCGGTGAAGCCCACGCATTTCCGGTGGGAACCGTAGACACTTTTGCCACCTACTGTGCACCGGCGGATTTCAACGAAACGGTCAACACGCTGGGCCAGCCGATTTACGCCAAACAAGAGCCACGAAAATTCGAGCGAGGCACTGATCTACACACCCAAAGCAACCCCTTGCCGATGTGCCACCGACCGGGTGTACTGGTCAAGCTTACGATGTCCTGATGAGCGGCCACGATCCCTTTACCCGTGCGGTTGAACGCTTGTTCGCCCGACTTGGCCAGAGCGCCGTTCATTGCGATGCTTCAGGCATCGAGCGACCGGCTCGGGTGATCTCTCGCCAGCCGGATGTTGTCGGAGCATTTGGTGACACCCGACTGGTGATGAGTTCGACCAGATTCGATCTGCGCGTGGCGGAGGTCGCTACCCCCAGCGACGGAGACACCCTGATCGTCGCCGGGCAGTCATACCGAATTCAAGGGGCGCCAGTGCGCGATCGTGACGGGTTACTTTGGACCGTGCAGGCCTACCTGGTTTGATATGAGACTGCTCGCAGCCCTGTCGGGCGAGTTGGACAAAATCATGGCAGACGAACTCAAGGGGGCGGAACGCGCGGTGACCACCGGCGTTCGGCAAGCCACCGAGGGTCTGAAAACCGATCTGCGAACGCAAATCACCGCCGCAGGCATGGGACAGCGTCTGGCCAACACATGGCGCGGCGAGGTCTACCCCAAGGGGCAGCTGAGTATCACGGCGGCGGGGCTGGTGTTCTCTCGCGCTCCCACCATTGTTTCCGCTCATGACCGGGGTGTCACCATCCGCTCTAAAGACGGTTTCTGGCTGGCGATTCCGTTACCTGCGGCGGGTCGTGGGCGGCGCGGAAAGCAACTCACACCGGGCGAATGGGAGCGCATGCGTGGTCAGCGGCTGCGCTTTGTGTACCGGCGCGGAAAGCCTTCGCTCCTGGTTGCCGAGCAGCAGCGTGCCCGACAAGGCAAGCGCGGTGGCGCATTTGGAAAATTCAGCAGAGCTTCCGACTCTGCCCTGCGCTCAGGTCGCGGTCTGGCATCGGTTCCGATGTTTTTGCTGGTGCCGCAAGTGACCCTTAATAAAAAAATCGACGTGGCGCAGGCCGGGCAGCACTGGGTGAATCGCTTACCCAGTTTGGTGACACAAGCCTGGCCAGAGGACAACAAAACATGACCCGACGCGAAGTGGTTCTGCAAGCATTGTGCGAACAACTTTCAACTTTGCCCATCACGTTTAAACGCAACGACCCGTTGCCCGAACGTGTTCCGTCTGATGGCCTGCTGATTCTGCGTGACGGCGAAATGGGCGAGCCTGAAATTCTGCTCTCGCCATTGACTTACGTTTGGGAGCACGAGGCGCGCATTGAAGTTTTTGTGGCAGCGCCTGTTGCAGCGGAACGAGATCAGCAAATGGATGCGTTGCTCGCTCAGCTGGGCGCACTGATTAAAGCAAACCCGACTTTGGGTGGTGTGGTCGAGCACACCATGGCTGCAGCCCCGAAATTCGAAGACATTGCCCCTGAGGGCGCAGCGGCAATCCGTACCTGTGTCGTCCCGGTGCTGCTGCACTACACCAGTTCTGGCCCCTTGGACTGAACCCTACCCATCATCAACAAGGAGAATTAAATGGCTCGTGCCTATGGCGCGAACGCGACTCTATTGGCCGCATTCGAGCAAACCTATGGTGTTTCACCAGACCCTGCAGTCGACGACTTCTGGAAACTTCCGTTCATCTCTACCTCGCTGGGCTCTGAACAGGGCCTGACACCCAACGATCTGATCGGCATGGGGCGCGATCCCAGCGCGCCAATTCGCGACGTGATCAAGGTCGAGGGCGATATGGTTGTTCCGGTCGATTTACGTCATTTTGGTTTATGGCTGAAGGCCTTACTTGGCACACCTGTCAGCGCACCACACCCCACGGGCGGCGCAGCAGTTACCCACACCTTCGTCTCTGGCGGGTCCATTTTGCCCAGCCTGACGCTGGAAACGGGGCTGCCTGACATCCCCGCGTGGTTTGTCTCCTCCGGAGCGATGGTCAATTCGATACAAATCAAGTTTGCCCGATCTGGTGCCGCCAATGCCACGGTCGGCCTGATCGCGCAGGGCGAGGCGCGGCGCAGCACTCCCGTCGCACCCAGTCCGGCCACTCGAGAACTTTTACGTTTCAACCAGTTTCAGGGCGCTATCGAAAAGGATGGTCAGCCTCTTGGCAATGTGGTTTCGGCCCAACTGACGTACTCGAACAATCTCGAACGCATCGAGACCATTCGCTCGGACGGCAAGATCGATGGTGCCGATCCTACTGTGGCCAGCCTCACCGGAAATCTGGAAGTACGCTTTGCCGACACCACGCTAATTGATGCGGCCACCGATGGTCAGCCCATCGAACTTAGTTTTGGCTATGTCATTTCTGCTGATCGTCGCATCAACTTCACCGCCCACGAGGTTTACCTACCCAAGCCCAAGTTATCCATCTCCGGGCCCGGTGGCATTCAAGCCACCTTTGACTGGCAGGCCGCCAAAAACGCGTCGCGAGACCGGATGCTGACAGTCACGCTGATTAACGACATTGCCTCCTACTAGACCAACCTCACGGAATTCCAGCATGATCAAACTCAATCTGAAACGCGAACCCTACTGGCTAGAACTTGCCCACGGCGTGCGTGTGCATGTAAAACCAGCCACCACCGCGCTGGTCATGGCCGCCCGCCATGCAGCGGCGGAAATCGAAGGCAAAGACCACGCCGCTGCGGGGATGCGCACCGCCACCTTGATTGTCGAACTGGCCAAGGCAACCGTGATTGATTGGGAGGGTGTCGCCGACGACAAAGGCAAACCGGCGCTGGTTAGCCCTGATGGCATCAGCGCACTCATGGCGCTATGGCCTATCGCCGATGCCTTCGAACGCGAATACCTCGCAGCCCTCTATCTGCTGGATTCTGAAAAAAACGCATAACGGCCCGCACCGAGTGGCATATCGGTGGCGGGCCGGCGTATTGCGAGTCTTGTTCCAGCCCCTGCTCGGATTGCCCCTACCGACTCCACGCACCACTCACGGAGGAAGGTTGGCAGGCGCTGGCCTTGCTCGATCTTTGTGCCGGGCAGGTCAGGCTGGCGCAGTCCGTAGCCATCGGCCTTGATCTGAATGCATGGCTCGCGGCGGCTGGTGCGCAGGATTACGACCCGCACGCCATGACCTTGTTGTTCCCTGCCGCTGAATCTGGGTTGATTCGCGGTCTTTCCACCGCACTGAACGCTCAAAGTACATAAATTCGCCATGGCTGAACGCACACTTTCCATTCGTCTTGCCGTAATTGACGGTGGCAAGGTCAAGGCGGAACTGACGGAAGTCGGAAGCTCGGGCGAAAAATCTCTCAAACGCATTGAAGCGGCCGCTCAACCGGCCTCGGGTGGCCTGCGCAACTTGTCGCAAGCCGCCAATGACGCGGTCGCACATCTCGAGTCGGCCAATGGCCGTCTCGGTGCGCTGGGTACGGTGCTCTCGCGGCTCGGACCGGCGGGGCTGATTGCCGGGGCATCCATTGCCGGTATCGGCTATGGCCTGACCCAGTTCATTCTGCCGGTGGCCGAAACGGGCGAGGAGCTCAACAAACTCGCGCAAAAAACCGGCGTCTCAGTCGAGGCGTTATCCGCTCTCAAATACGCGGCTGAGCTTTCGGATGTCACCACCGAAGGGTTGACCAAAGGACTCAAGCACCTGTCCACTGCACTCTTCGACACCAAGGTCAAAGGTGACGAGGGAGGCGCGGCATTGAAAGCGCTGGGTGTTGCTGCGATGGATAGCACCGGTCAGATTCGTCCTACCGAAGCCGTTCTGCTTGATCTTGCCGACAAGTTTGCCGCCATGCCCGATGGCGCTGAAAAAGCTGCGCTGGCGGTCAAGCTCTTTGGCAAAGAAGGGCTCAACATGATCCCCATGCTCAATCAGGGCCGCGAGGGACTGACTGGCATGATGGAGGAGGCCATACGCCTCGGATTGGTGATGTCGGAAGATGCTGCGCAAGCATCGGAAGCCTTTAACGACAATCTCAAGCGCCTGCATGCCGTCAGCGAGGGTCTGCAACGACAGATTGGCGCAGCAGTAATCCCTGTGCTGGCCGATCTCACCGAACGCATGTTCCTGGCCAAAACCGAGACCGGCAGTTTTTCCAACGAACTGCTGGCCATCACCCAGAATCGCCAGCAAGTGCTGGAATTCCTGGAGGCGGTAGCCTCCGGCCTGGCCTTCATCGCCGAAGCGGCGGTGCTCACCAAGCGGGTGATTGCCCAGCCCTTCGACAGCCTGCAAGTGGTGGGCAAAGACCTTGAGACCTGGTTCAAGGTCGATTCGCTCGGCACCATGAAAGCCATGGGCTACGACCCGAAGCTGATCGATGCTGAAATTCTCAAGCTTCAAGCCGCACGCGACAAGTTTGTAGAGGCCGCCAACCAGCGGCTCGCCAACATCAACCAGAACCCTGGCTACGTCGATCAGGTGCAGCGCTTCTTTGACGAACAACGCCGTACCGTTCGGGTGATGGGGCAGAAGTTTGTGCTCGACACTGCCGAGCAGGCGGCGCAGGTTCAAAAAATCTATGACGAATTTTTACCCAAGCAACCCCGCAAGAAGCCGCTTGCACTGGATTTATCAGGCTTTCAATCCAAAGGCAGCAGTGAAAAACGTGACGAAGGGGATGCCTTTCTGCGCCAGTTGCAAGGCCGGGTCACCAAGAATACCGAAGGCGAGGCCGCTGAACTCCGCGCCAAGGCGCTCGATTTAGAAGCCAAGGGCTACAAAGGCGTAGCAGCGCAAGCCGAGAAATACATCACCGTCCTCGATTCCATCGAGAAACAAAAGGAAGCCAATAAACGCTTCGACGAGTACGAGAAGGAAGAACAAAAATCTCGTCAGATCGTTGAGAACTTCATCGGTGCCAACCGCCAGCGCGCAGACGAGTTGCAACTCAAACGCCAGATGCTGGACCTGTCAGAAGCTGACAGGGTTGCGCTACAAGCCCGTGCCGATCTGGAAAAATCTGCCAGCGCCGCCCGCAAGGAAGCCAATCAGCTTCAGGAGCCCGATCTGGCGCGACAAGCTATCGAAGCCATCAACGATGCGTTGGCCAGACAGCTACCCCTTGTTGAGGATCTGGCGCGCGCCAACGTCGACTACCAGCGCAGTTTTGAATACGGCACAAAATCTGCGTTGCGTACCTACATCGAAGATGCCACCAATGCAGCCAAGCAGGCTGAACGGGCGGTGACCGGTGCGTTTCGCGCCATGGAGGACGCGCTGACCAGTTTTGTCACCACCGGCAAGCTTGATTTCAAGAGTATGGCCGACAGCATCATTACGGATCTTGTGCGCATCCAGATCCAACGCATGATCACCTTGCCGCTGGCTAACTGGGCCAGCGGACTTTTCTCTGGTGGTGGCAGTGACGCATCCGCATTGCCAGCCGGTGCCACCGACTTGATGAATAGCCCGGTCATGGTTGCACACTCGGGCGGATTGGTCGGCGCTGAAACGCTGTCGTCCCGTTCCGCCCCACTTGGTTTGTTTGCCGGCGCGCCACGTTTTCATGGTGGCGGTCTGGTCGCCGGTGAAGTGCCCATCATCGCCAGGCAGGGTGAAGCGGTTTTTACCCCGGGTCAATTGCGCGCCTTGGGTGGTGCAGTCGGTGCCAAGCCAGAGGTGCGGGTTGAGGTCAATGTCATCAACCGCGCCAGTGGCGTGGAGGCTCGAGTCGAGCGCCAGCAGCAACCCGATGGCGGCATGCGTCTCGATGTCATCGTCGAGCAGATGGAGGCACGTATGTCCCGGTCAATTTCACAAGGCTCTGGTCTTGCCCCCACCTTGGAGCGCCGCTACGGTTTGAACCCGGCAGCTGGCTCATTTCGCTGAACCTTACAACGATGAGTCTTGCTATGAGTACGTCAACCTTGGTCAGTTGGCCAGACACCTTACCGCTGCCGACGGTGGAAGGGTATGCCGTGTCGCCGCAGGAAGCTGTGCTGCGCACTGAAATGGAATCTGGCCCCGCGCGCCAGCGGCGGCGTTTCCGTCAGACACCGACTCGTATCACCGTGCGCTGGTTGCTGGGCGAGTATCACTTCGCCCTGTTCGAGGCTTGGTACAAATTTCACGCCGACGAAGGCGGTCAATGGTTCCAGATCACCCTTCTGGGCGGCTTGGGCTTGCTTCCGCACGATGCGCGGTTCACTCGTCAGTTCGATGCCCGGCTGTTACCGGCCCGGCGATGGGAAGTGCGCGGCGAGCTGGAAATCCGCGAACGCCCGACTCTGGACGCGGGCGCCGTCTCGCTGCTGCTCGAGTACGAGCCGACCGTGCTGCTCAAAGTCATCGCTGATCTGCATCGTCTGGTGCATGTCACTGCCCCTAGTCAACTCAACTGAGCAACGGATGAAAACCGTATTTAAAACCCGATGAGCCTGCAAACCGACCTCCAGAACGCCGTAGCCCAAGCCACGACGGATAGTGGCCTGCTGCACCAGATCGTGCATGGGCCAGATACAGAGATGGTGCCCACCGAAGGCGGCCCCGTCAAAACCATTGCCAAGTTGCTGCATGACGCCGATGAACGCATCAACCGGCAGGCAGACAGCATTCTGGAGCAGGCCATCAATGCATCCGACCAGGCGCAGTTGTCTGCTGCCAGTGCAGATGCCGCAGCCGTTGCTGCTGCAGCTAGCGCTGCCCGAGCACTACCGGCAATTCAGCCTATCGATGCTGGCAAGGAGGTGCGCGTCAATGCCGATGCCACCGGCTACGAACTGGTGCATACGGCGATGTTGCTGTCGCCTGTGT